AGGCGCGGCGACACAAGAAAGGAAAACGACTGCGGGAAAAACCCGAGGGAAAAAACCACCCCCCCCCGCCGCTATACAGGCGGCTATTGACGAAGCCGCTAAGAACATCAACGGTGGTAAGGTTTACTTACCGGCGGGTATCTATAAGGTCTCATTCCCGTTCCTTGAGTTGAAGCCGCACGTGACTGTTGTAGGCGACGGTTCTAGCACCTGGATAGTCGCAACTGCTGATAAGGCTGTGACTGAGAAGACCGGCGTGTTCCATACCGGTACCTATAACGTCAAGAAGACAGACCCGAAATTATTCCGCTTCGGTGTTGAAAACCTGTTCATCACGTCCCGCGCGGCGGATGGGCAACACCATGACCCTATCCCCAATGTTTGCGGTATCGTGTACAACACCTTCCTACAGGAAAATCCAGCAGACCCCGACGCGGTACCCACTCTCAAAGATGTTGAAATTTGGGGTATGGATGAAGGTGTAGCGCTTCTCGGTTTGGATGACCAAGGCATGAAGGTGTACAACCTTCGCATTCGTCGTACTCTAGGCCCCGGTATCGTTGTGGGTAAACCTAAGAACCACCCGGAAGGCACGGGCGGCGCGGCGGATAACAAGTTTATCTGTGCAGACGTTTCTAGCGCTAACTTAGGTAAGCGCGGCGCGGCGGGCATTGAGATTTACACTTCTCAGACCAAATTTGTTGCGTCTACTTCTTGGTACAATAAGCGTTACCGCCCCTGGCAGGATATTTACGGCCTCGCTACACCTCAGCTAAATGCTAACGGACAGTTGGCGGCGGCGCGTGTGGCTATGGGTGCTGAAATGACCGCCGGGGCAAGTCGTAATCGACAGTGGCAACACGACGGTGCGGGTTGGTATATCCGCTCTACCAAGAACATTTTCAGCGCATGTACGGCACAGGAAAATGGCGGTCATGGGTGGGTTATCGAGTACTCTGATAACCAACTAGCCGGGGTGCTAGGTGAATCTTCCAGTTACACCGGTTGCGTCCATGATGCGGCGGCGGTGAATGAAGCGGCTGACTTCTACATCTGTAACGACGCTCAACGCACTACGATTACGAACCTTCGTGCAGAGAGCGCGCGCGGCTCGAACACCGGTGCACGTTTCGGCGTGTATATCGAACCTTACGCCAATGAGGTTGCTATCACCGGCGGGTTGGCGCAGAAACAGACCACCGCGCCGGTGTTCCTCGGTAAAGATTTCCGGGGTACTACCCGCATTGAGGTAAACGGCGTTTTCTACGGTAACTCTGACTTCAAGCCGGTAGTGCAGGGCGCGTTCAACTACCAGGTGGCAGAGGAAACAGAGCGCTCTCACCCGCGCCGTATCGTACCGGTGACGTATTTCTATGCAGACCACTGGCAACCAGTGGATAAGCAGAAATGGCACCAGGTAGGGCTTGCAGGTGACGTTGTACCGTTCGTTATCATCAACCCGAAAAACGGCCCGTCCAAACGCGGGGATGATGACTATAAGAACTTCTCGCGCCAGGTTCAAATCATGCGTGATGAATTTGGTTTGAAGGTCTACGGTTACATTCGCACCGGCGCGTCGATTGATGCACCGCGACCTGAGGCGGATATTCTCAAAGAAGCAGATGAATACGTGACGCAGTACGCGGTAGACGGCTTCTTCGGCGATGAATATAAGAACGGATGGGGTGCACAGGCGGGCGCATCGGCGTTCCACCGTAGCATCTACAACAAGCTCAAGAGCAAGTACCCGTTCCTGAAAATCGTAGGTAACCCCGGCGCGTCCATCGCGGCGGAGATGAAGGGTACCGCCGACATTTTCATGACTTATGAAAATGACGCGGCTTCGTACCTTACGACTAAAGACCTGACTCAGGAACACTACAAGGGCATGTCACGACATGCGTTCTGGCACACCATTCATGACGTGAAGAACTACGCTCAAGCTGTTCAGGTTCTGCAACGTGCAGATACCGTGAATGTTGCGAACCTGTACCTTACGGACGATACGATTTATTCGGGTGCTGAACGTAACCAGAACCCTTATGACTCGTTACCGTCTACCTGGTTGTGGAACCTGCAACTGGCATGGGCGCGCGGTACTCTAACTGAGTACTTGGCTCAGGTTGAGACGGTACGCGCCGGGCATGCTATCGCTAAGGCGGCGGGTGTAACAGCGGCGGCTACTGAGTTAGCGGCTCAATACAAGAAGCTGACGGGTGATGATATTTCCTAACCTACCACCGGAATTATGGGGTTTCCTCGGCGTTCTCACCGGGGCCATAATTCCATCTATCACGTCGTGGGCTAAAGACCGTGACGCGAACAAGCATGAGTCTAACCGTGAAATGATTCGGCTACTCAATGAGCGCGTGAACCTGCAACAGGAAACGCTTATTGAGATGGAGAAGGACTTACGCATAGCGCGTGAAAACTCGTATCGAATGCTTGACCGGTCAAGGCTTGCTGTTTCGTTGGCGGCGGCCCATATCGTGCGGTTGAATACCCATATTGATATTGGTGCGCCGCCGCCACCCCCCGACATGCCTACAGAGCTTCGCGGCTATATCCACGAATTTCTGTGGGATACTGGCGGGGAAGCACCAAAAGTAAATACAGAGAAAGAAGGACACTAGATGTCTCGTACTGATGTAGCCCTTGCGTGGATGAATGCCCGCAAGGGGCGTGTAGTTTATAGCATGGAACAGCGCTGGGGGCCTAGCTCTTACGACTGCTCAAGTGCTATCTATTACGCACTTATCGCCGCCGGGTACTTCCCACAGGGTACCGCTATTGGTTCCACTGAATCGTTGTTCAACGACTTAGAACGTTTCGGGTGGACTAAGCTCGCACCTAACGCAGACGGCTCTTACTCACCCCGGCGCGGTGACGTGTTCATTTGGGGTGTACGTGGCGCTTCTTGGGGCGCTAACGGTCATACCGGTATTTTCCTGGACGATAGCGAGAATATCATTCATTGCAATTACGGAAATAATGGTATCTCAGTGCAGCAGCATGATAGCTATTGGAACCTGGCAGGGCGACCGGCGGCAACGTTCTACCGTCCGCCCCGTGATACCGTACCTGCCCCGCAGGTTCGCGCTCAGAACCAGAACCAAAGCGGGTGGGTTGCTAAGCGTGGCACCTTCACCGTGAACGACACGCTACCTGTCTCGAACGACACTAACCCTAACTCCCCCTCGCAGGGTGAGTACAAGCCGGGGCAGTCGTTCATTTATGACGGCTACATTGCTGAAAACGGTTTTGTGTGGCTAACCTACACAAGCTATTCGGGTAAGCGACGCTATGTCGCTATCGGCCCGGATGATAACAACCCGTCCAATACTTGGGGTACGGGTTTCTTCAACTAATTAAATAAGGAAAGAAAAACTAATGCACCTTACTAGTGAGCAGTGGGCATCCGTTCGTAAGTTCGCTTACGCTGTTATCCCTCTGGTTGGTAACCTGCTTATCGCCCTCGGTTTCGTATCGACTGAGCTGTGGCAGATTATCTCGGGTATCGCGTTGCAGGTAGTCACCTTTGGCGTGGCTTTCTTCAACGTTACCCCTACCAACCCTTCTACTGACAGCGAAGCACCCATAGAGCCTGTAGCACCGGATGCTAACGCTAACGGCACGACTCAGCTCTAAGAGTGAGTGACGAAACACCCCCGGCGCGTTGCCTACCCTAACGCGCCGGGGGTGTTTTTCTGTTTCTAGCGTATCATTTCCAGTCCTTCAAAAGGCGTTCTGCTGCGGCTTTGATACGCGCTTCCTGCTCTATTTCGTCTGCTGAGACGGTATGAGGTGTGAACATACGAAGGTATCCGTCCAGGAATACCATAAGCTCGCTAACCCGTACCGGGTGATACACCCCGATATAGAACCAGTTAGGAACTAGAGAAGTCCTATCTAGTTCGGTATCTGGGAGGTCAAAGCATACACCATCTACGATAGCGTTTGCAGGGTATTGCGATAATTCCTCTAACGTCAACGCCGTTGCGGCAAGCCCTACTACATCTAGCTGAGTTCGGAACAACGGCATACGCAAATACTCAGGAACATTCGCGATGAACGTAGCACCGGCTTTAGTGGTTAGCGTGAAGCCTTGAATATCATCTGCGGTTTCTGTCTTCTCCCACATCGGTTTACCACTATGGAGTTTTACACGCTCGCAGTCTGCACGGGTGATTTCGACGTTGATGATATCGAGCGGCTTTGTCGTTTCTCGGATTACCATTTCTAGGCGGCTCTTCGTTTCTGCTACCGTTGAGCCGGTTATGATGTTAGCGGGGTACAAAGTTCCGTTTTCAACATACGAAATGTAGGATACCTTAGTATCGTATTCGTAGTTCTCAAGAACACCTACAGCCGCCAGAGTTTGGCACACGCCGGGGGCATCAAGTAGCCCGGGGTTTTCGAGTGTATACGCCTTCGCGGGGGTGCTTCCCGAATCTACCACTGTATCGCTATCGACGATTGTTAGCCCGGATAAATCCGCTTTCGTTAGTACTAGTTCTAACATTCTAGACACGCACCTCTTCTACATTGAAAAACCCCTTGAGGTAATTCACCAACTCGTAGTAATCGAGCCCTCGTAAGATGTCGTTCACTGCTTCCACAAAGTCCGGCTCGAGAACATCAGAAACTATCTGCAATTCGCCATAATATTGGTGCTTATCAGCTACTGAAAAAGTAGCGAGCGCCGCAACCGCTAACGCGCGGTCTTCGTAGTTCATGCGGTATACAGTAGACCGGGAACCGTCACTTTTAACTTTAAATCCCCAACGCCTACCAAGGGTTCCGGTTATAACGAATCCAACGTTATACATTGCCCTAACGTGGTTGAAGTCTGATAACTTCTCGGGTTTCTCGCTCAGCCCCGGCGCGCCGTAAAAATCAACGCGTTTCAGCACGTCAACGGTAACGTTTGCTTTACGAACTTTCGCCTCTTCATCGGTTTTGCTTCCATCAACCACGATTATCTTACTATCATCGTTCAACGTGTATGCACAGATGAAGTGTTGTAGCCGTTCAAGAATTTCACCGGCGCGGGTAGGCTCTTTTATTTCACCGGTGTGACATATTACCGTAGTAGTCACTAACTCGCTCTGTTCTAGCTTCGAGAGCTTATCGGCTAACAAGATAGCCTCTGCTAAGGTCTCTTGTTCATCTGTCAAGGAGAACACCGCGCGGCGTAGAAACTCAGGAACAGAGTAATGCTCAACCGTATCATCGAATACGATACTAAACCCTTGCGGCAAGTCCTTCCGCATGTACCCGAATCCATCGCGGGCATCGTTGTTATCATAGGTGATACGCTTACGGTCTTTATCTGTTATGGATACCTTAACATGCGTAGGCCCTTCGTTCAGGTACTTGTAGATGATGTATTTTACTTCACCGTTGAGTTCTTCCGCCGTGTTTCCTTTAAGATTCCCCAGCTCATAGCGTTTCAGCAAATCAAGACCGGTTACATCACGAATACCTACCGTAATCCAGGTAACAGACTCTATGGTTTCATTCTCGGGTACCTTACTGAGTTCTTCACTCAGTAACACCAGGGCGGCTAGACACTTTTCGTTCTTCGTACCCCACCCGCCGCGCTGTGCGTTCTTTTCGTCTTTAAATTCATACTTACGCGCCGGGGCGTTCTTAGGCGTGTGGGTGAACCCTTTCTGCTCGATATGCGGTTCCGACCAGCCCTTACCATTCAGAAACTCAATACCGGTATTCTCATTATCGCCGGTGCGAACGTAGATGTGCATCGTTAGTACCTTTCTGTGTTTAGCTCTCGTTCAACTCGATATGCCCGCGAATGTATGCGAGCCGTAGAACAATAGTCATTTGTTGGATTTTCTTTGCGTACCGCTCAGGATTCTTAGCGGTGAGTTTGTCAATCTTTTTGGCGTAGCGGCGGTATCGACCCATAGGCGGACGGCGCACGTTCATGTTGCCTATCTTACCAACGCGAATGACGCTACGTTTCGGGGGTAGCCCTAATTCCTTCATCTCAGGATGCAGTGTGTAATCGCGGGCGATAAAAGCTGATTCCAGCGCATCGCGCCCGGCGCGGTACAGTTCGCGCGCTACATGAAGTTCTTCCTGTGTCAAGCTCAGAATTAGGCTTCCTGAACCGTTATTACCGCTACGCAGATTCGCGTATCCTGGTGCTACTGTGGTTGTCATGGTCTTTCTCTCTTATCTAGTGGACTTGTAAAGTTACTGTGGTGAATAGTGGTATATCACGGCGTAGAAGCCATGAGTGGAATGTGTTACATTCGTCGATTCGCCCGTTCTCTTCCACCACACGGTCAATGGCGCTATCAATGTCCGATACATCCTTAGCCGGTATGAACTTAGGGAAAGCGTCCATTACCCACGCCGGGGGGTTTCTCAGCACTGAATACGCGCCCTAGCGTGAACCCGCCGCCTTTGGTGTAAGTGTACCCGATTTCTACTCTCACGTTCCTAACCTTCCACGAAAATATCGAATGTTTCTAAAGCTGATAACTTTGTACTTCGTGCACTTCGTAAGCTACTAGTCTTGATATGCACGCCGGGGAGTGACCTTACAATATCGTGAACTGAGCTTATCAAATCGTCTTGCGTCTCAGCATGTATCTGTTTAGCGAATGCGTGCTGTATGTCGCTCGGTACCTTTTCACCCGCTGGGAAAGAGGGTATATACTTATTCTCCCCGGCGTGTTGTGCGTATATCCTGCTAGGCGTTGCCGTCGTAAGCTGTAACTGCACCGCGAGCGCATAACCTGCTACTTGAATACACTCAACCCGAACACCGGTCAGAGGGCTAACCCTCCGCCGTACCGTCTCAGCCAGTATATAGAAGTTATGCGCCTTCAACTGCCTTGGAACACCCGCCCTAAAGGCGGCTCGAAGGTGTTCGCTATCCATACTACGAAGGGCGTAGTAAGTTTCGTTCGTTGCTACGTACATGACTCGTATTGTTTTCACTACGCTACCCCTGGAACCGAAAGGTCAAACACCGCAAACAGCGCATGACTGCGGTCAATCGTGGCATGTGAGCATCGAACGCCAAGAACCTCAACGTCTTTTGCCTTCGATAACCCGGAGCGTACCGCGCTTTCGAGAACACCGAAATGCCCCGCCGGTACACGGTCAGGGACGTTCTTCGCTACTTCCCAGTACACCGGCTTACCTTGTGGGAAACGTACTGAGTAGGAATTATCCCCGTTGTACGTGTAGATTAGTCCGTAGGTTTCCATTGTCTGCTTCTTTCGTTTTATCTGCTTCGTTAATTCAAGTATACAAGACTTGTATCGTTGATGCAAGTCTAAATCTCAACATTTTCTGTGATTAGCGTCATAAGCCTCTCGGGTGGGTAACGTTTCGTCCACTCATGCGTATGCGGGCCGTAGCCATTGGTGATAATCACCTGATATACGCTCATGTGGTGTGGTAGTGGGCCTACCAAGCCCTTGTCGATAAGCTCTTGAACCCACACACCGCGCAAGTCTCGATACTGAATCTTAGCGGACAAAATACGCTTCTTCCGCCGCGTTGATGCGCATCATAGTACGCATAAAGACCTGATAAAGAGAATTAGCATCTGTCGCCGTCTCGAACGGTTCGACATACGCGCCGGTCTGCTGAGTACCCCGGCGCGTTACCCTTGCCCATAGTTTCTTTAACATTGTTGATTACCCTTCCCGCACCTCTACAAAGAACACGGTGCTATCCCCATGCCGTTCATGACCTAAATACTTATATTTATCATCTGTAAAGCAATGCACCCAATTGCTAAAGCTACTAATGTGTAACTCCCTAGGGCGTATGCTTATGACCTTTAGCACCCGCTCTATAAGCTCTTGTGGGGCGTTTTCTGAGTACTCGGTATCTAGTACATACCCGGTATTAGAAACGTACCTGTACCTGAGTACCGCGACTTTATCCTTAGGAACACTCAACATCTTCGCCTACTTCCTTGCCAGCTGAATAGCGGTATACCCACCAAACACTAGAAGCCCTAGCGTTGCGCCATTTCCTTCACCGTGAGAAGCTACCACACCTATAGCGCAAAAAACGGCGAAGAAGATAGCTACAGTAATGCTAATAATCTCGAATTTCGTGTACACGGTACACACCCTTTCTGTGGTTCTTGCGGTTTCCCGCTTCCAAAATCAAGTATACACACTTTGTATCTTTGATGCAACCGGGCAAACGAAAACCCCGGCGTGATGAACACGCCGGGGGGGATACTAGCTATATTTTCTGAACGTAGAAAGTCGTTGAGGTTCCGTGACTACGCTTCGTTTCGTGCCACAGGTACTTATAACTACCCCCACGCCTTAGGCGGTCAAGGTCAAACACAACGCTGAGCTGGAAGGAGTGCACATACCGGGTATGGTATACAGGCATAACACCCTTCACTAAATCCTCAGGTAACGTTTCCTTACTTTCATCGGATAGGACGTAAACGCCATTCCCATGATGTACGTACCGTAACTCAAGAACCTCAAGGCCCTCAGTTTCAACAGGCTTGGTATTCAAAAACGCCATAACACTATTCCTTTGTCTGTATCAAGACCTTGTCGCCTTGATAATTCAAGCATACAGGTTTTGAACCGTTGATGCAACTCAGAAACACGTGTTTTACGCCACACCTGAAAATGACCGAAAGAAAGCGGGGCGTGAGTACTCTCAACGCCCCGCCCCCAACCACAGACAAAGGTAATTATATTATACCTTATAAACGTTCATCATGCATCAAAATAGCGGCGATATGTCGAATTTTCTGGTACCGTTCCTGAACAGTGTTGAACGTGTAGGTACTCAAGATGTTCTCGAACTTATCCCGCACATATGCGTCGATACCCGCCGGGGTCTTTTCCAACCCGGCGCGCTTCGCTTCTTCCAGTTCACGCGCCGAATCAACCCAAATCGACACAGCCATGTTGTCAGTGCCTTTCGCGTCTTCATCACCATTCAACCAGCACGCATAGAGCAAGCAATAATTCAGCAGGTCTACTATCGTATCCTTGAGCGTATCACCCCCGCCGGGTATCCCTATCCGGTCTACTTTACGCGCGATATTCGGCAAGATGCTGAACATCTCACCGCGCTTACGCCATGAATCACCGTAGGCTTTGCCCTTTTCGTCCAATAGCACTAGCGCCTGGATAACCCCGCCGGGTAGCGGTGTTCCAACTGCACACATATTCCTTACCCCTTCCGGTATCGTTTACAGTTATACCCCTCAGCAGAGAGCGGTAGCCCTTCTGCCCATTCGGGGCGAAAGTTTTCATCTTCTCCCATGATAGCGGCTACAGTCTCCACGTTGCCGCCGTATACCAAGATTTCATCGTGCACATGCGCCACCGCTGGCACGCCTAGCGCGTCCATCTCAACCAGCGCATGAGCGAGCAAATCGCGGGCGACTGCCTGTGTAACGTTCTCAGTCAATTTCCCTCCATACGTCTGTACACGGTTCCTGTACTTCGGGTCAATGAACGACAGAACGTCCCGCATCTCACCGAATTTCTCAGCTCGAATAACGCGCGGCTCGCGGTAGCAGACCGCCCGCCCGCTTGGTAACACGATTTGCATTTGGCGGCTCTGCACGTCCTTACGAACGGATACGTACTCTCCAACCCGTCCACCCCCGGCGCGAAACGCGTTGTCTAGCGTCTTCCAGAAACGGACGATATTCGGGTTTGCCGCCCTCCATTGCTGTATATGCATTTTCACTTCTTCATCGCTACCGTCCGCACCCATAGCGCGCATGGAGACTAGCCCGCCTCCATACCCCAAAGCAAGAACTGCAACCTTACCTTTTTGCCGTAGTGCGCGCGCGGCTTCGTAGTCCACACCAAACATGCGGCTTGCGGTTTCTATGTATATATCCCGCCCGGCTCGGAATGCATCGAGTACCCACTGTTCACCTGCCAGCCACGCTAAAACGCGGGCTTCGATAGCGCTATAGTCGCACACCGTGAACGGGCCTAGAAACATAGAGCGAACAAGTTTCTTGAGGTCTTGCGCTGTTACGGTGTCACCGATAACGACACGTGTCGCAAGCTCGATAGCCTCTTCATCTGTCTTAGCTGAATCGCGCGCTAGGTTCTGCAACTGCACACCCTGCCCACTCCAACGCCCGGTATGCGCGCCAAAATATTTAAATGACCCGCGTAACCTACCATCATCTGAACGCCGTCGTATAGCCGCGTCGTATTTACTCGCTGTGGTAAGGGAAGTATCTTGTCGTAACTCCAAAACCCGGCGCGCGTCTGCTGGGAGGTCTTCAACCCGTAGAAGGTCTTTTACGGTTTCCGCCTTCACGTCCCGCAACGACTGTAACGCTTCATGTGGTTGCGAATTCAACCATGCCAGCAGTTGATTACGTGAATTAGGATTACCCGCGCCGGTTATCATTTTGATTTTAGCGAGCGCCTCGTTCTTCACGTCTTGGTTCGCATCGGACGCGGCGGCGGCTAGAACGGTATCGGTCTTTATGCCTCTGTCGTTGAGTCGTGCATCTGCGCACCACACCTCAAACTCACCCGGCGCGAATCCGCCGTGAAGCCGCATAAGCGCCTGTCGTACCTGTTTCAAAACGACAACATCCTGCACGTTGTAGGCTTTAAATTCCTCCCATTCAGCAGGTTTATCTTCCGGTTTGGTGCGTAGACCCGTTCGCGGGTTAGGTTTAGAAAACAGATTGATAAGCCGCGTACCTGCACTGTCTTTATGCTCAACGCCTAGCGCCTCTGCAAGGTACTCTAGTTTTTGAGGGTACCCCCAATTCGCGGCGATACCCTGTGTGTCTAACCATGATTCCGGTTGCAGATACTCACCTGTGGGTAGCCCAGCTAGACGTGAGAAACAGACACGCTCGAAGTTCGCGTTATGCGCTGTCTTCGTTACCGCATCTTCCCACAGGCCGGGGATACGACGCATTTCGTCTTCATCGGTTGTTATCTTCACGTCTCCATCATCAACCGCATATGCGGCCATGAGGATACGAAAGCTAGGGTGCTCGGTATACGCATAAACGCCGACCTTTTGAAGGTCTAACTCGCAATAGGTTTCAATGTCAATATCAAGTATTTCCATGTCCTTACCCGTGGTCTTCTTTCGAGTTGTATAGTGAAAGCCCCGGCTATTCCACATGCCGGGGCTTTCTTGCACACAAAGTTCGCCAACATCGGGTTAGCTACGGTTTTTAGCGTCTACCGTTCGACGGGTCTGTTAGATAAGGTCTTCGCCCTCGCTCTCGGTTTCTACAGGCTCGAACAAGTCAGAGGCTTTCACGGGCGCGCCCCCGGCGAGAGGTTCACCGTCACGGGTTTTCTGAACAGCGAGAATTTGGAACGACACGCCCTTACCGTTGTTGTTGAACGGGAACGCTTCAATAGCTGCACGGGCGTAAACACCTGAGTAGATTTCGCTCTTGTCCAGGATTTCATTCACATTCTGGTCTACCACGCTGGGCTTGCGGTCTGCATTCGCGCGAACGGAGATGTACCAGCAACCCTCGTACTCTGGGCGGTCTGACTCGTCGCCGTCTCGCAGAGTATCCTTCCAACCCTTAGGAATGGTACCGCCGAAAGTTTTATCTTTACCCTTCTCAAGGGCGGCCTGTTGTGCCTTACGGATCTTGTTGATAGTCGCCGTATCGCTCTTAGGGATAATAAGAGTTGCTGAATATTTTGGCTCATATTTTGCCGCATCCTGAGTATGCGGCTCGAACAGGTGTACGAAGGAGAGGCATACCTCGCCGGTGGTGAGTCGCAAATTATCGTTTGCCATGTTTAGACTTCCTAACTGTTTATCGGTTTATACGTATTGGTAAATGGAGAGTTCATCATCTGGTGTAAACTCTATTCCATAGGCGTTATAGAACGCCTCTACGGTGAGAAGCGTAAGGCTTCTTGCACCGCTCTTGATGCGCTTGAGTGTATCCGGGTGTAAACCAGCCCGCTCGCACATCTCTTTTTCGCTCTCGATACCGTGCGTAGCACGCCAACGGTCAAGAGCGTCAAAGTCAATTTTAACTCGACTATTCATTACTGAACATCTCGCTTACCTCTTGTTTCTTGCTAATCGCCTTACGGCGGTCTGACTCTGGAACCAGTGAAGGCTTCCCCTCTGTCATCTGCAGGGCATCGCCTAGCACGCCGGGTAACTCTTTCTTACCCACTAGCCGGTCAAGGTCTGTAACCCCGGCTAACTTACGCGTGGTGAATTGCTCAACGCTATACCCCGCGTCCGTAAGCCGCTTGGTAGCTGCGTCGGTATCTGCAACAACCCGGCGCGAACCGGAACGGACTACCTTATAACCGGGGATTTTCTGCCCCTGCTCGTAAGCGAGTTCCAGAGAAGACTCTTCCAGGTGCTTTATCCAGGATTTTATCTCGCCTACGCGTGCTAGGTACCCGGCGCGGTCTTCCAACGAAATAATGTTTGGGTCTTCCCCGAAGGCTATAGCAGCTATAGACTCAGCCCGTGGCCTGCAGATGCCCGCCGCCGGGCAGAACTTACACGCGCTCTCGCTCGGTGCAAATTCGGTACCCTCGTTAGAAAGAGCCTTCTTACCCGCCGGGCGCGCTACCGTCTCCCGCCATTCTTCCAGACGTTCTACGGAGATTTCCCAAGTATCTACGTTATTGATGCGTGGCTGAAACACGGTCATTCGTACACGCCGGGTCTGCTCTAACATATCTCGATAGGCTTTGAGCGCCCCTAGCGCATAAAGCATGAACTGTGGGTTTTCCACCGGTGACACTTCCACGCCACGCCCGTATTTCAGGTCAATAACGTGTATGCAGTCACCACGGATAACAACCGCATCGCTTGTACCCCAGCAACCCGGGATACCGGTAGCAAGCCGCTGTTCTAACAGCAACGCGCCGTCTTCACCTTTAGCATCTTCGAGAATGTCAATATACCAGGCTACGTAATCCTGCATCGCTTCAAACTCTCTCTCGGTGGCTTGTTCATCGCCGCCTAGAAAGTCTTTGAGCTCTGCTCGAACTTTCGCTATGTCCGTCTCGTAGCTTTCATGCCCCGGTAGTTGAAATTCCCGGCGGGCTTCCACCTCTGCCAGTGAATGAGCGATAGTGCCTTCACGGGCAAAGTCGCTTTCTTTTGGCTTTGGTGCTTTTGCCGCCATTTCAACAGAGGCTGTACACGTTAGCCACCGCGCCGCGCTAGAAGGCCCCAGCGTTGCGTGCTTTCTAGGCATAATTTGCTTCTTTAGCAAGCTCAATGAAGCGCGCGGCCTGTTCCTCGGTCATGGTGCTTACTCGTTTAGCCCCTACCGTCGTTAGAAGCCGCTTCAAAACCGCAACATCATCATTCTGCATCATTTCAGATGCGAGAACGGTAGCATGTGCGAGCAAGTCCTTTAGGTCTTTAGGCTCTTCGGCTTTCGGCTCTTCGGCTTTCGGCTCTTCGGCTTTCGGCTCTTCGGCTTTCGGCTCTTCCTTCTTCTTAGCGCGAGTAGTGCGCTTACGCTTCGGGGCGGGTTTCTCTTCTTCAACGCTCGGCGTTTCTTCCACCGGCGCGTTCTCAGTATGTAGCTGACTAGCAATGTAAGCTATTAACTCATTCTCGAACGGGCTTACCAGCCCATCGCTAGTTTGTAGTTCGATAGTAATACGCATGGTATTACACCTTTCTGTAGTTTCGATTTTTCGTCTTATCGAGTTCTCTATGTCGTTTTCAAATATCTACAACCTGAATTGTTGATAACTCAACTATAAACCCCTCAAGGTACCAAATGCAACCTGAGGGGTTGTGAAGCTAGTCACTAAATGAGGTCTGACTCTACCACGCGAACGAAAACCTGCTGAGTACCGTAGGCGGCGCTCTTACGCGGCGACGGATTCAAAATCCAGCCGGGGAGGGTGCGTAGCACGCGCTGTATCTCTGCAATATCGCGGCTTGTATGGTCGCCAATTCGACGGTTCAGAACTTCACACCATACCTGCAACGCGCTAATCGAATTGATAGGCTCGGTACCTTCAACCGCGAACCCGCCGGGCGCGTTAGCCCGCCATTCCAGGCGTTCATCAAGTGACATGTTCTCCCACCCGGCGGGTACCAGCGAATCGACATATTGCAGGATAAGACCGGTAAGCGGCTCTTCCTGGATATACGGTGTGCGAGCGCGGTTCAATAGCTCGGTTTCTTCGGCTGTGAAATGCAGTTTTTCGCCGTCTTTATACATCTGTACCGCCTCAGCCCATACCTGATTTATGTAATCATCGGTCATCGCGTCAAAATCAACCTTATGCTCTGCATGCACAATGAGGAAACGACGGTTACCATCTTGACGGCGTAAAAACGCGGGGTCGTTGGTAGTACCCCATACGACAGACCGGCGCGGGTAGCTAGTCACGGTAGCCGCGAACGGCGCGCGGTATTCATCCTTGCGTTGTGTCAGAAATTCCTTTAGCTTATTAAAATCGGCGGCTCGGAGTGAATGACCTTCATCGGCTGTAACTATCCAAGACTTACCCATCTTCATAAGCGTGTCTTTATTACCGATTTCATCCAAACTGTTGTACCAGCCGCGCGACATTTTCTCAATCCACCACGATTTACCGATACCTTCCGGCCCGTAAATCATGAGCATGTTATCCCACTTGATGCCCGGCTCGAAGGTGCGAGCAACGGCGGCAACTAGAACCTTGCGAGCAACTAGCCGGGTGTGGGGAGAGTCTTCCACGCCGGGCAATGCAAATTCGACGCGGGGCGTACCATCCCACACCAAACCCTCTAGGTATTCCTGAACAAAATCGTGCTTACGTTCCTGCACTAAATCCCGCAACACGTGGCGTAGCTGATTCTCGGAGATACGAAGCCTATAGGTTCGTTCGAGATGAAGCATGATAGACGAAAAATCGTAGTCATCTAATTGTGTGTCATTTTCGTGCACATCGCGCCACGGATAGCTACCCGGCGTAAGTTCCATAGACATACCTCGAACATTGAGAACGATTCCCTTAAAAATCGGGTCGTGCGCTGTTATCAAATCGAGATTTTGGATAGTGTTCTCAACAGCCCCGAATTTATTCCGCAATAAGCTCTCAACCCATGAAGTGCTATCGGTTTCGTCGTTGATTTCCTCTGAAAAGGACTTGAGAATTTCAGCAGACTGTAGCTTTTTCACACGTTCATCACTCGCCGCAAGCTCGTTCATAGCCTTAGTAGATGGTAGACGGGTAACCGGTACACCCTCTTTACCTGTATCCAAATGCCCGAATTTATGCACTCGAACTAGGTCAAAAGCATTCATCGCCCTACCCCCGGCGGGGTCGTTCGCATGATACGAATAAACAAAGCCGGGGTTTTCGGCTATAGGTGCCATTCCCGCCTCTGATTTCGCGCCGTTGATGTGGAAACGATTAGCTGATACTTGCTCGTAGGGAAGCTCATAGACCCTTATCAGCTCTGCCCAATCTTGATAGGCTTGACAGAACAGACCCGCAACCCCTTTGAGGGTTTTAGGGTCTTTACGCCTTTGTACGCTCTCATGCGGGGTTTTCTCGAACTTGTTCGCGCCTTGCAACAGCGCGTTATCAATCTCTAGCGCCTTACCGGGGCGGGTAAGGACAACATAACCTTTTCCGTTGGTGGCTGGCAGGAACATATACCGCTCATGCTGAGCTGTGGTAGGGTCAAAACAGGTGTTACCCAGCAACGCCATAACACCGTAGCAAAGCTCGGTATATTTCGCAGGGCCTACCTTCTCAGATAGCGGCATAATAAGCCTATACCGTGGCTTCTCTTTCGTAGAGCTGAAAGTGCTGTGCAGAGCATAGGTGTAACCGTCAAACACGTTCTGCACGCGGTCAATAAAACCGCTATCAGGAAAATCAATATCGAGAGTGAGAGCGCATCGAGATACTACGCTCGCTTTATTGCGGCGTTTACCCTCGATTTCACCAAAGATATAGTTACCGGCCTCTTTCTCGCCCGCCGGTGTTGCCACGTATTCTAGAAACTTCCCCCATGTGATTTTTCCCTGCTTCCACGTAATAGAGTTACGCTTAGGCGCGGTCGCAAAGTCAAATTCTGTGGTTGGTTTGACTTCCATCATTTACCTTTCTAAAAGTCTTGTAGATAACTCATGAGCGCATCTTGAGCGGTCTCTTTGCCCTTGAGTCGCTCATCTATTATAGAGTCAATCGTGTTCCGTGCGGTGACCTTGTGAATTGTCACAGGGCGTTTTTGCCCCTGCCTAGATAAGCGTTTATTCGCCTGTTCCCATTCCTCGGTACTCCACGGTAGCGTAGTCCAAACGATAGTATGCCCGCCGTGTTGCAGGTTCAGACCATGACCGATAGACGCGGGGTGTGCGGCTAGAACCGGTATCTCACCAGCGTTCCATGCGTCGAAAACGCCTTTTTCATCAGACGTGTGCAACACCCCGGCGGGTAGCGTAGCTTTCAACTCTTCTAGTTCTGCCTTGAAACGGTAAAAAACTAGCAGGGGTGAACCTGTACCTTCATAGATTTCGAGAACCGCCTTAGCTTTCTCGTTATGCAGTTTCGTAATCTCTGCACCGGCTAGAAAATCGTCTACATCGGGGTAGATGAACCCCGCGCTAATCTGTGAGAGCTTACCGGTCATAACAGCGGCGGTTGATGCGGAATGAACCACACCCTCAGAGGCTTCTACCACCAAATCCTTACGCATCTGGTTATACGCTTTCCGGGCGTTAGCGGGCAATTCCACAATAACATCGTTCTCGAATACGGGCGGCAAGTCGATTTTTCCGTCTGTTTTCATCGACATGCAGAAATGGCTAATCATGTCGAAAACGTGCACGTCCGCGCCGGGTAAGGCGCGCCATTTGGTGACATACCCTTTCCACCCGATAGTTTCGGCTTCAAACCACCGTTCACGGAACGCCGCCAATGAGCGCCCTAGTGTAACCCCCCTATCGAGAATGGCGACTTGCGCCCATAAATCAAGAAGGCTATTCGGAGTAGGCGTACCAGTCAAACCCCAGCAATTCACAACGTCCTTACGAATACGGTTAGCACTCTTCCACCGTTTAGAAGACTTGTTCTTATAACCGCTCAATTCGTCTAGAATAAGTGTTCTAAAACGCTTCATTTTAGCGTAGCCTTCTGCATCGGACTGAACGTCACGGCTAATCACGTAAATGTCGCCGTTAGGATTCTCTAGCCCACCCCGGCGGGCGCGCGGGCTTCCTGTGCACTGTATAACCTTGAGGTCTGGACGCCATTTCTTAGCTTCTTCACCCCATACGTTCATAGCTACTCGCTTAGGGGCGATAACCAGCGCGGGAAGATGCTCAGGGGTAAGAGCTGATAGCGTGATAGCCGTCTTACCTAAACCCATATCCAGGAAAAGACCGCGCCCGCCTGGTGCCTCTTGGAGGAATTTCACCGCGTCTTCCTGGTACTTATGTAGCTTCAGTTCAGAGTTCGACACGCTTACCTCGATATTTGCGTTCCAGTTGTTTGCGAAACTCTTTTGACCGGCGGTCGCCACCCTGACGTGGACGGGATTCGTACCAGTCTACAAGCTGTTCCGCCGTCCATACCGGCGTGTTCCCAACAACCGCCGCCGGTTCTGGAAGAGGGTGGCGTTTATTGATGTGGTTTCCTGTGTATTTCGCAATACCTAGCATTCGCTCGGCGGCTCGCAAATCGTAGAAATGTGGTGCGCCTTTCAGCGATTTATCCTTTTTCATGGCTTCCTTCCTATAGATTCAACCGTTCAAAGTTTAACACTTTGAACGGTTGAAGTCAATTATTTCAGATGTGGTAGGTTCACTATGGCGTTCGACGCGGCTACATCCCAAAACGTAGCATCATCTACCCCGATAACGTACCCGCCTCGTTCTTTATGCAGTACTCGCCGGGCTATCGCTGGCAGGTCAAACCCTAGTAGTGCATCTGCGAACCGTTCCTGTAGCTTATCAACGATTCCGCCGTAGGTAGCTTGTTCCCTAGTTGAGTAAACTTTTCTTTCCATTTAGTAACCCTCGATTCCTGAAATATCATCACAGGTTAGACCGAATCGCGCCAGTAGCTCGTTTTCGCAGTACTCGATAGGGTCTATTCCTTCACGTTCCTTTTTCATAATCGGCGACGTAAGCCGTATGCGGTCATCAGGTGAGTCGTTGCCCATAACTAAATTGGCGTTATCGAAAGCACCAAAGAAATTAGGGTTAGTTATTCGTAGCACTACAAAACGCCCGCTTTCGTCCGAATCCCAGACTAGGTAAGCGTTCGCTCCAAAGTCTAGGTACTCTTTGAGAACCGTCTTTACGTTCTCAGTTGGTACGCCGTAATCGAAGGCTTTTTTGTAGTATCTTAGGTCTTTCTCAGCCCCTCCCTACCAAGGCGTATAGATTTCTTCGAGTTCATCGCGTGACACACCGAAACGGTTTAATAGCTCATCCTCGCAACGCTCGAATGGTTCTGATTCGTCCGCACGGTCGCCGTTCTTGCCGTCTGTGAATCCCGTGTTATCGTCGATTCCCTCGTTACCGAAAACGTAACCCATCACGTCAAGTTCGTTTTCGTCCTCAACAGTGCTAACGCAAACATAAACATCGTAGTCGTTCGCCACACGCCGCCAGTCAAGAGTAACTTTAGCACCAGCGTTCAAGTACTGCCTAAGAACTGTCTTAGCGTCTTCCTGCTCTACACCTGCATCAAACAACTGCTCGAAGTAGTAAGTCTCTTTCATTATCTTTCCTCTGCCCGCCTCGAAGCCTTGTTGCTTCGATGTTTCAAGCATACACACTTTGAACCGTTGAAGCAAATCGCCCGCTTAGTGTTTTACGTCTCAAACGCTAGAAGGCTCTCTAAGCGGCTAATTTCACCACGCCCTAACAACCACCCGCTAACCGCCTAAAAACGTCTGAGCGGGCGTTCTGTGGCTTTCTAGAGTAAATTCTGCCCCTCTACCATCGCACGCGTGCGAGCTATCCAGCCGTCCACCCCGGCGCGGCCATAAGCAACGAACACTTGAGTGCCTAGCTTAGCCGCCCGCGAGTGCCATAACTCTTGTGCCTTCGAGAGCCTACCCTTCTCGGTTTTCAGCTCTACTAACCAAATTCCCCCGCCGGGGGTCATCACCATGCGGTCAGGAACACCTCGCTCGCTCGGTAAGAACTTTACGGCTTTCCACCCTTCACGGCGACAAGCCCTCATAAAATACGCTTCTAAATCTGCTTCTCTCATACCCCTACGGTACCACTACCGCCATAACACCACACAGCAGACCGTAGAACGCCCGCTAACGGGAAAACACCGCCCGGCGGGCATAATCACCCATCGGTTCAAAACTAACCGCTTAGAAAGCCGTCTAGCCTTCAACGCCGAAACGCGCCGGGGTAGGGCGACAGCCCAAGCCCATAAGATTTTTCCGAAAAACCCTTGACAAGTCACAAACACTTATGTTATCGCGCGCACGCGTTCCTCTACTTAATAAGTTATATAGTTATATACTTTCCGTCTTCTGGACTTATAGCCCGCGCGCGTACACCCGCGCACACGCCCGCGCGTGTTCCTATACTTAATAAGTTATATAGTTATATACTCTAGCCACTTTTCTACTATTCAACTTTTAGGACGTTGAAAAGAAGCTGAAACTCTATATAGAGAGAGTTTAGGCTGATTAGGGTTCTGACTAGGGGTTTTACCCATTTTCAACGATTCAATTCTGACGAAACTAAAGGTAATATGGAGCAAACGCCTTAATTTGACAGATTTAAAGAGTAAATCGCATCAAATTACATCAAATGACAACATTGACCCTACCATTTAGAGCATTATGCACTTCAATCTTATCGTTTGATGTAGTTTGATGCGATTTACTCTTTAACCCTCTTTATTGAGTTATTGCACTTAGTGCAAAAATACTAGTCACACCCTAAATCAGCCTAATTACGCGTTTTATAGAGTTTAGGAACTAGTTTCTAGAAATCTAAAACTTTGACTTTTGAAAATCGACCCCTCAAAATCACCACCACTACACCTTGCGCAAAGCGCACCCCCGGCGTGCACAATGACGTTCCAAACAGCCCAACGAGCGAACTTAGGCGGCTTCTTCTTTCGCGCCGGTTCTTGTTTCTCTCCATAATTACCCTCTCTATAACCTATGAGCTTCATCACGATAACCATCTATACACCTAACCAACGCTTCAAATGTGGTATGCTTGAAACACGACGAAAACCCACGATAAAGGAGCTTCACTATGAAGACCGAATCAACTTTGCGCCCGCATGAGCGCGATAACGACTTGCACCTAACGCTTGGGCTGTATCAGCTTCGCGTTCTTGAGACGGCTTTACCGTCTGCACGTTCGCTTTCTTACCAAATCCCAGCCCTATTGTCTGAAATTGGTGAGTTGCAGGGGGTGCTTGCTAAAGAGGTTCGAGACGATAACCACCGCCCCAACTACCCGGCGCGTAAGGCAGAGCTTGGAGACATTGCGTATTTGACCGCGCTCATGCTCAATGACTTAGGCGTTCAGCGTATTACACCCGCGAACACCCGGCTCGCTAGGGAGCGTATGGCTAACGACGCGCTGGATAACGTGCAGACACCGTTCGTAGGGGCGTTCGTGTTTTCCCAGGTAGGGGCGGATACGCTCAAGGTTCTCAACGCACCGCGTGAAGAATCAACACCCGCTTTACGTAACTACGCTAACCGCCTAGCCCGGTTGTGGGAGTGCCTACCGTATCTTGCTGAGCGGCTTTTAGCCGGAGCAGAGGAATACGACTCCCGGCGCGCGGCGGTGTTCTCGCTCAAGACGAAAGAGAAGATGGCGCAAGAGCGCGCGGCTCTGCGAGAGGATATTTTTCAAGACGTTCTCAATGCTAATGTTCTCAAGCTGGCAGACCGCAAGAAGCGCGGCAAAATCAAGGGTAGCGGGGATAATAGGTAATGACAACGAACGATAACCACCACGGCGAACACCTGGCACGGGAAGCCGCCGACTATCTCGAAGAGTACAACCGGCTCGGCGAAGAGCAAGCACGTGAGAACCTGCTACCAGAACCGCTACCCGCATCTAAGCACCATAACCGCGACCAATACGTTACCCCCGGCTCGGTGGGTACGAAAGAGCGCCGTCGGTTCTCACTAGGTATGGTTGCCACTATGATTATCACGTGCATGTTCCTAGCGTTAGCGCTTTTATCCACTACCCTGCCCATGTTCCTCAAGATGTTGCTGTGTGCGCCTATCGCCTTCATGGCCGGGGCATGCATCACCCACGCTATCGGTGGACGTTATACCGATAGCGACGACTAGAATATAAGAAGGTACACCCTTATGAAGAAGAAACTCTTTGCCTCTCTCGCTACTGTTGCGGTAGCATTCTCAACCCTTGCGCCTCTGGTTCCAGCAGATGCGGCGCCTAGACAGCCGCTTTCTCATTCTCAGTGTACCCGCTTGCGTGGTGTTCAGCCGTGGGTACCTGGATATCTGAATGCTAAGTATTGTAGTGGTCTTCGCGGTCAAGCGTACTGTCGATTCCGGGGTACGCTCTATTGCGAGTAACCACCGCATAACCTAGACTCACCCGGCGCGGTCTTTTATCCTCCACCGCGCCGGGTAACCCCAACAGAAAGAAAACCCATGAAGAAAATACACGCGCTCTCACCACGCAAAGACGTTGAAGAGCTAACGAAAGATATACATGACCTTCTTCGCTATCGCCTAGCCGAAGGTACCGCCGTTACCGTGTGCACGGTCAATGATGGAGCCACCGGCGCGGTAACGAATCTCTCGGTCAATAAAGCATATGATGCGAGCGTCTTCCATGAAGCAGAGCAGGGCGGGATACCAAAGGTTCACTACAACGTAGACAACCTGAAACTTCACGTTATGGTTCGCTCGGAACCTCAAGTGTACGAACTGTCTAAGATGTGGCGCAAGTACGAACAGCGTTCTTATCTGGCACTGGAAGACCGGCGCGCCATCGACGTGGCTACCGCTAAGAACACAGAGGTGCAGGTATCGGACGTTCTGATACCTGCGTACTATACGAACATGGTAATCCCCAAAGCAGACGTTCGTACAGTGCTCTCGAATGTGTTCGTTACCCATGTGTGGAACCACCTGGTAACCCTCATGAATCCGCACATCAGCGGGGAGTACTCGAACACCCCGGCGGGGGATGTGGTTATCAAGTTGGCAAAGATGAACCGTGTAGCCACCACGGGCTTACCCCGCACACCACACGTCTTGCGTTCAATGAACATGCGTAAGCTATCTGATGTATTGGACGCTCTCACCGCTTACCTTCGAGAGCAAGGATGCTACACCACGTCTCGACAAGTCAATAGCGCTTACGGTTTTAGGAATGATGCGAAGTGATACCTGACCGGCTGAATAAGACACTGCGTACTCTCACGTGGATGTTCGCCGTATCTGTCGTTGCCCTACTCACCGGCGTGTTCCTCTTGCTAGTACCGATTGAGGTTCTACAACTAACGTGGGCTAAGGGCTTTGAGCTCTTCTACTTCCGCCTGTTTGGCGTAACAGCGAGCATGACGTTACCCACTGTGGTAGTACATTTTATTCTTTGGGATTTGGGAAAGATTAAGGAGAACACCAATGCCTAACGCACCGCTAGAATACGCAACTATCTTGAATGAACTACTCAACCCGTATGCTTCACGGCAACGGCAACCATCGGGGCGGTACGCCGTAGAGCGTTACCCCTCGTTGCTCTCGCTGTTGGATGATGCTACGAACAGCGGCGGTAGCACCGGCGCGTCTGCATCTACGGCTAGTGTTCCGCTCTCGTTGGATGTGGTAGACCTCAAAGAGGAATACGGTATCAAGGATAGCGAGTACTACCGTTCCACCATCTTAGGTAAGCTGGCGACGGATACCTACACCGAAGGCGACCTGCAGCAGTGGGTAGACCTGCATGAAGCTATTAGTAATCTGTTCTACCCACCGGTGAAAGAGTTCAGTTCTGATGCTTTGGTGTGTAGTAACTGTGGCTCTTCACCGTTGAAGGGGGTCAAGGAACCTGACTTCTTGGTGTGGTGCCCAGCGTGTCACCAAACATGGACTATGGAAGACTACGAAGCAGATGTAATCTCACAGCTGACAAACCCCCTCCCGTAGTTGCATCTATAACTATATAGTGTTATACTATACATCGCACGCTATTAGTGCATCTATCTACAGTCAGTTTGTTATCTAGACAATGTAGATTTTTAGTCATTGAGAGGCTAGGGAGTAGATACCCTAGCCTTTCGCTTTACCCGGCATGGGGTAGCCCGTGCAGGTAGACACCCCGGCGGGTAGCACACCCCCTACCCCTACCTACCCCTACCTACCCCATACCCATAGGACTACCCATGCCAGCATCCCCCGGTCAAGGCACACGCCGATACATGAAACTGCGTGCGATATTCCTTGATGAATGCAAAGAAGCTAATGCGCCTTGTTGGTTATGTGGTCAGCCTATCGACTATCGGATACCGCACAATGACCCTGTGACTGGCGCGGTCAATCGTGAAGCGTTCGAGCTAGACCATGCTTACCCTCGGTCCACTCACCCGGAGCTTGCGGAAGACCCGTCGAACTTCCGTCCATCACATCGAGCGTGCAACCTCAAGCGCTCGGATGGTAAGGGAGACTTGCCAATGGGTTCAGTCTCGTCTCGGTTCCTTGTTGCACCTGACGAGTCTTATACTTATGAGTTCAACTAAGCGGATAATCTTAGTGAACTAAACAGAATTGATACTTTTTCTACCGTAAAAAGATTGAGTATTCCGTTTTACAAGGTAGAAAATACTAGTAAATTTGTACGTATCTTTACCGGGTATTTTGTGGGTTTCACCCGGTAAAGATACGTTAGTTACCAAAGGGTAGTAACCCGGTATTGCAGGTGAGTAGAGGGGTATGGGGGTAAAAATCACGGTGCGAACATATGTTCGGCTCGTCCCGGGGCGCACCCCATCTCTCCCCCCGAAAAAGTTCTAAGCCCCTCGAAACTTTCACTCGATACCACTTAAAAGCAGACAAGCGCCCCGGCGCGCGAAATGGAGCCGAAAAATGACCGAAAATAACGCTTTGATATACGGCGACATGGAGACAGCCGTTCGAGACGCTATTGAAAAAGCCACGTGGCTAACCCCGGCGGATGTTGCCGCTAAGAATATGCTTATTTCCCTGGCGGGGCAGTACGATAATCTCGAAGAAGACTATGTAGATGGGCGCATCACCCGTCCAGAGCAGATAAAAGCGCAATACACATTGAATGTGCACCTTGTGCAGCTCATGAAGCAGCTCGGTCTAACACCTGAGTCACGTCAAGGCGTACCAGAGCAGAAAGTACAACCCGCCGAAACGGATTCAGAACGCCGTATGCGTGAACGACGTGAACGCCGCCGCGCCCGTAACGGTGCAGAGCATAAGCGAGTCTAATTATGCGGGACGAAAACGGTAAACTCTACGGTGATACCGCGCCCCGCATCTTCACACCGCCACTTCGAGAGTTAACACCTGAAACGTCTCTAGGTTTTGAAGCTATTGAGACTGCCAAAGAAGATTTAGGCCGTAAGCTGCACCCCTGGCAGGAATGGTGGCTTATTCACTCGCTGGAATTAGCGCCCGGCTCGTTCACATCGGACGAATACCCGGTTTTGCGGTTCGAGACGGTCATTCTTCTTGTGGCACGCCAGAACGGTAAGTCGTTCATTGCTTCTACCCGCCTTCTTTGGCGAATGCTCATGTGGGACGGCCCGGAAATTGACCCGTTGTTGGTTCTCGGTACCGCTCATAAGCTCGCAGCAGCGGAAGAGATACAGGCGCAAGCGCATAATGCGCTCAAAGCGTCCCCGGCTAGCGACCAAATCGCTAAAATGACGGGTACAAATGGCTCTAAATCGCTCGAATTGGTGAATGGTGCGCGTTACCGTTGTGATGCTGCAAGCGACGACGGCGGGCGTTCATTCTCAGTTACAGACCTTTTCTTTGACGAATTACGTCAGCAGCAAGAATGGTCGCCGTGGATGGCGCTCACCAATACGACGAATGCTAAGTTTTCGTCTCAGGTTATCGCGGTCTCGAACGCTGGCGAGTCAAAATCTGTTGTTCTGAACAGTCTGCAGGATAAAGCGCGTGCAGAGGCCCGCGAACTGCAGGCGTTCATCGATAACGGCGGCGACCCGGAAGAATGGGCTAAAGACCATGAGGTTTCTTTAGGGCTTTTCGAGTATTCCGCCCCGGAAGACGCGAATATTCATGATAGGGACGCATGGGCAGCAGCTAACCCTTCGCTCGGCTACCCTTTCGGCCCTACAGAGAAGAAGCTAGCCGCAAGCGCCGCGCTCGTCGGTAATTCCAGTGAAGACGGCGTTCCAGAGCATAAATTCCGTGCTGAGGTGCTGTGCCAGAGGGTTGCAGTTGCTAAGGAAGGGCCGTTCAAGTCGAAAGACCTTGAGGCGTGCCTATCCCCGGCGAGTGAGATTAACTCGGAAAGCCCTATCGTGGTGGGAGTCGATACCTCAGCAGACGGCAAAATGAGCTATGTAGCCGTTGCAGGTTTTACAGCAGATGGTACCCCCCAGGTTGAGGTGCTTACGAAGCGCCCGTTTATGGACTGGATACCTGACTTTTTGCGAACAGGTTTGAATTTCACGCCGCGCGACATTGTGTTGCAAGGTAAAGGTTCGCCGATTTCTTCCTATCGGGATTCACTCGACAGGCAGGGCGTGCGTTTTACCCCGTGTGAAGGCTCGAACCTACCCGCCGCTTGCGTGCAGTTCGCAGAACGGGTTGAGCAGCATAAGATACGTTGGCGCGACCAGCCTGTTCTTACGCGGCCCCTACAAGAGGCGGTCAAAAAACATTACGGCGACGTGTGGTCTTGGAACCGCGATAAGTCGCCTATCGACATTGCGCCTCTCTGTGCGGCAACGTTTGCGCTATGGGGTCTGTTGCGATTACCAGATGAAGATGAATCGAAGTCCGTATACGCGGATGAAGATTATAACGAATGGTGGAAGTAGTTAGAAGGTGAAAAATGCCTAACGCCGGTGATGTTATAGCGCGCGCGCTCGCAGGTGGACTATCGCGCGCGGTAACTACGTTTATGGGGCGTGAGGTTGTGGTAACCTCCCCCGGCGTGGGTATCGAGTCTGAGCCTCTGAACCTAACACCTGAGCAGATGTGGCGTACACAGCCGCATTTGCGTACTGTCGTTGATTTTCTCGCTCGGAATATTGCGCATCTAGGGCTACACGTGTTCGATACGTCCACGGAAGACCGTGTACGCGACCGTAAATCGACTCTTGCGGCTTTGATGAAGCAGCCGAATATGCACATGACTACCTTCGAGTTGATTTATGACTTGGTAGGTAATCTTGCGCTGCATAACCGGGCGTATTGGTTTGTTTACGAGTCAGCGGAAACACCGTCAGGATGGGCAATACAGCCTTTCCCAGCATCATGGGTGAAAACGTCGTACGGTACTTATTGGGAGCCTACGCAATACGTCGTTTCTCCACCTGATTCACCTGATAAAGCGGTGAAGTTCAAACCTGAGAACGTTCTAGCGTTTGAGGGCTGGAACCCGCTTCCAAGTAAAGACGCATCAGCAGTTGAGACGTTGCGCCTTACGCTCGAAGAACAGTATCACGCCCGCAAACACCGTACTCAGGTATGGCGACGTGCGGGGCGTGTGGGTGGATATATCACCCGGCCCGTGGATGCGCCGCGCTGGACTAACCAAGACCGCCGCCGATTCCTCAAGATGTTTGAGGAATTTACGCGTGCAGGGTCTAAAACTGGCGGCACACCTATATTCGAAGAAGGTATGCGCCTTGAAACGTCTGAGTTCAACTCAGCAAATGCCGAATGGGCAGAGTCAGTAAAGCTCTCGCTTGTCACCGTCGCGCAGGTGTTCCAGGTAAACCCGGTGATGGTGGGTGTTCTGGATAATGCGAACTACTCGAACGCTAAAGAGTTCAGCAAATCTTTGTATACAAACACTTTAGGCCCACAAATTCGCATGATTGAGCAGCGGCTCAACACGTTCTTAGTGCCTATGCTCGGTTTAGACCCGGCGGAGCACCTTCTAGAGTTCAATATTGAAGAGAAGCTACGCGGCTCGTTTGAAGAACAGGCCGCCGTAGCTTCTGCCGCCGTAGGTGCGCCGTATATGACTAGGAACGAAATACGTCGTATGAACAATTTGCCGTCGATTGACGGCGGTGACGACTTGATTATGCCGTTGAACCTCGCAACAGAGAATGTTTCACGTGAAACAGATAACGGAGAGGATGCGGCGGACAATGTTTCACGTGAAACATTGGAAAACGACGTACCAGAGGCGGCTAAGTCGATTATCGACGCTCACGGCGACCGCGCCCGGCGTGTTATCGCGGCAAAAGGCGATAAACCAGAGGTTCGAGAGCGTCTATCCCGCGAATTAGCGCAAGATTTGGTGGATTTCCCCGAATTGGCGGAAAAGGCTTCCGATTTATCGACAACAGCCGCCGGTTTGAGCGGAAAAGTAGTAGAAAGTGGTGATGTTTCACGTGAAACATAAATCTCTTGTGGTGGACGTGAACACCACCACCGAAACAGGTGTTTTCACTGGATATGCGTCTGTTTTCAACAACGTAGATTTAGCTAATGACGTTGTTGTCCCCGGCGCGTTTGCCGAAACTCTACAGTCATACGGCCCAAACGGTGAAAATATCCCGTGCTATTGGAACCACGTTCTCGACGACCCGCGAATGTGCATCGGCTGGACTCTGGAAGCCCGCGAAGATGAACACGGGCTGTTTGTTCGAGTCCAGTTAGACCTTGATTCAGACGTTGGAGCCAAAGCCTACCGCATGTTGCAGCGCGGGCTTGTTCGACAAATGTCGATTACGTACATCGTTGAGCAGGAAACGCCCGGTGATGAAGGAGGCGTGTGGTATCTACAGAAATTGAAACTTTTTGAAGTCTCTGTTGTTCCTGTTGCAGCTAATCAGGAAGCAGAGATTTTGGACGTGAAGGCAGACCGCCCTAAGCGGGAACGCCCCTCGAACGACACAGAGGAAAACGAAGAGAAGCCTCTAGATAGCGAAAGCGGTAGTGAAGAGGAACCTCAACCGGTCAATTCGGAGGATGAAGAAATTCACAACGAAGAGGAATCGGAACAGGTCAATTCGCGTGTTCTCGCACTAGCTACTGAGGTTGAACTAACCAACATTCGACTATCCATTATGGAGGTAATCTCGTGAATCTGACTGAACAGCGAGACGAAATTATGAGCAAGACCGGCGCGCTTATCGAGAAGGTGCGCAAGGGTGAAGTGCTGACCGAAGAAGAGAAGTCCGAAATGGATACCCTCAAGACTCAGGCGGCGGAGCTTTCCGACCGTTTCAAGCGAGCAGAAGAAGCAGAGGCGCTTATGAAGTCCCTCGGTTCCCGCGAAGTCGCTGTACGCGAAGAGGAACCCGCGCAGGCTCGCTCTCTCGGTGAGTATTTCGTACAGGGCGCTAAGAGCGCAGGCATTACCCGTCGCTTCAAGGCTGGCAACCGCGTAGACCCGTTTGACCTTCCCGAATACACCGGCTCGAAGGCAGCAGGCGACGTTATCAAGCTGGATAACCTACAGGCTACCGCTGGGCATCTCATTACCCCCGATATTGACCGCAATATCGTTACCGCGTATACGCAGCGCCCTACTATCGCCGCATGGCTCGGTGAAGGCACTATCGCATCGAACGCTATTGTCTACTTCGTTGAGAAGGTTTGGGATAAGTCCACTAACGGCGATTTCGCTACCGTTGCTGAGGGTGCTGACAAGCCCGGCATGACCCCGCCCGGTTATACTGAGGTTACTGAAAATCTCAAGAAGATTGCGGGCTGGATTAAACTGTCTATGGAGATGGCGGAAGATGCTTCCTTCCTGGTCTCTGAGATTAACAACCGTCTGTTGTTGCAGCTTCTCATTTCTGAAGAGCAGCAGCTTCTTTCCGGTGATGGTGCAGGAACCAACATCAAAGGTATTCTGAACCGTGAAGGCTTGCAGGTCAAGACTTCTGCTAACGCAGCCGGCAACTTGGATGCGGTTTACGAAGCTATGAACAGCGTCTACACCAAGACCGGCTTACGTGCAGACGGTATTGTTATCAACCCTGCTGATTATGAGAAGTTCCGCCTGTTGAAGGACGGTAACGGACAGTACATCGCGGGCGGCCCCTTCCAGGGTCAGTATGGCGTTGGCGGTGTTCTGCAGGACCCGCCGTTGTGGGGTCTGAACACTATCCAGACCACCGCTATTGCCGCTGGTACCGTGCTTATCGGTGCGGGTAAGGCAGCTGCAACCGTATACCGCAAGGGCGGTATTCGTGTTGAGACTTCTAACGCAGATGGTAATGACTTCACCAAGAACCAGTTCACCATTCTTGCTGAGGAACGTCTCGCTCTTGCGGTTCGCCGCCCGGATGCTTTCGTGAAGCTGACTCTAGGGAGCTAATTCTCATGAAGCACTACGAAGTTGAACATCACGGCTTGTCGTATACGGTTCAGCTTCACCCCGATACAGCAGAGGCTATAGGGGCGGAGCCGGTAGTAAAAGACAAGGCACCAAACCAAAAGAAGAAAGTTTCACGTGGGACGCGTAAGAGTGTTTCACGTGAAACACCCTCAGAACCGGATACCCCCGGCTCGGAGGTTGAGACTGAGGAATAACGTTGAACTACCCACCCATTCCAGCATCTACTAACGTGGATGAAGCGATTACGTCCATGATTCGCGCTTATTGCGGCTGGCACGTTGCACCTGAGGTGAACGAAGCACGCAAGTTCGACTATGACGGTTCGGGTAGGCTTTTCATACCGACTCTGAACCTGGTTGAGGTGCAGCGCGTTTCTGTGGACGGGAAAGACCTATACGACTGGACTTTTTCGCAGGATGGGTGGGTAACGTTCAACCCGTCATATACTCCCCCGGCGGGCGACCGCTCGGTTACTATCGAGTTCAAACACGGGTTTCCGCAAGCACCCGAACTTTCGTTTGTGCTTGAACGTGTGAAGGCTCGTTTAGCCGCGCTTCCCGCCGCACCGCTTGCGTATCAACGCGCCGGTACTCAGAGCGTCGGGTATGCAACGAAGAACGGTAGCATTTTAGGTTTCTCGCTCTCGGATAGCGAGAAGGAAGCACTAAATCACTATCGTTTGAAGGAGCAGCCGCTATGAAGTCTGTAGTTTTCACTGGTTCTGCACAGCCCGCGCCGTCTGTGGTTTACCACAAGGCGAAGACGGGCGAAACAGACCGTTACGGTAAACCGACCCGCGCATGGCGCGAACCTGTGCAGGTTGAAGACTTTATCTTGGATGTTCCTTCCACTGAGTTGTCGCAAGACGGCATTACGGTTCGCCCGAATGCAGACGTGACACTTTACCTACCACCGTCTTATGCGGTGGCTACTGAAGATAAGTTCACGATTACTCACCCCCGGCTCGGTATTGGGGTTGAATGCGTTCCTGAGGGCGTTGGTTGGGGCATCACTAACGCCTTCACAGGTGACGCGTTCCGTACAGAGGTCAAGCTAAAGGTTCGCCGTGGCTAAGGACACACCGTGAAAATCAAATTTAATAAAGAAGCCTTACGTCAGTTGCGCGAGTCTCCCGCTGTACGTGCAAACCTCGAAGCCCGCGCCCAAAAGATAGCAGACGCATCTTCACAGGGCGGGCGCGTGAAGGGGTACATCGTTACCGACCTCGTACTAGAAAAGCCACGTGGTGCGGTCTCTGTTATGGCGACCGGCCATGCCGCCTATGATAATCGGAAGCGGCAAACGCTGTTGAAGAATATCAGAAAGGGCGCGTGATGGATTTTCAAGACCCTACAGTTACCGCGCGTAGCTACCTTGTGAAACACACCAGCGCGCCTGTGTTCCTTGATGAACCAGATTCAGACTCTTATGACTACCATAAGCCCTGCATCATCATTAAGGATGTTGGTTCGCGGGTGCTGTATCAGAACGTGTTTCTAGATGCGACCCTGCATTTCGACGTTCGAGCGGATACCCGCGAAAACGCAGAGACGTTAGCGCGTCAAGTCTTTTCGATTATGCGTGAGTGGCATGGGAGCGATACCTCAGTTGTTCCTCAAGATAACAACGATTTTCCGAAATGGAGTCCAGAGGCCGATAGGCGGATTCCAGCGTATGAATTTACTTACCGGGCGTGGTTTCGCCCGTCCACACAAAATAGTTAGGAGTGCCTAGCATGGCAGATTCTCTTTCGGGTGTTGCCGCGATTCTCACCGGTAAACCACTCAAGGCAACCGGCGGGGTTACCCGCGCGCCTATCGGTACGCCGCTTCCTACGGATGCGACTACTAAGCTCAATGCAGCTTTCGTTCCTCAAGGCTTCATCTCTGAAGACGGTGTTACCCGTACTACCGACGCATCGGACGACAAAATTAAGGCATGGGGCGGACAGGTTGTGAAGGTTGTCCGTTCTGACTTCTCGGTTAGCTACAAATTTAGCTACATGGAGTCTGCATCGGCTACCACCCTCAAGTCCATTGTGGGTGAAGAGAACGTTACTATCACTGAACCTGAAGCTGGCAAGCACAACGGTAAGGTAGCGGTGAAAATCAACGCTAAGCCCGCGCCACGTGCTTCCTACACCTTGGAGATGCTGGACGAAAACACCTTCATTCGTGAAGTTATTCCGATTGGGCAGATTTCCGTTTCGGGTGATGTGAAGTTCACCCACTCTAGCGTTATTAGCTACGAAGTTACTATCGAAGCGCTTCCCGATTCCAGCGATAACAACGCTTATGAGTACCAGGATACTGTGCTTCCTGAGAAGCTGGCAGAAACTAAACAGGCTCTAGGCGTTTAATAGCGTCTAGCTCAATACCGCCCCGGCGCGTTTCGGCTCTCACGCCGGGGCGGGTATTCCCCTTTAGAGCCGATAACCATAACGAAGATAAGGAGCCGAACAATGGCACAGAAAGCCAAAGCAAAGAAGACTTTTACCCGTAAATCGCAGAAACGTTACGAGATGGTGACTTTCATGACCCCGATTTACGAAGAGGAATTTACTTTCCCTGCTGTGAAGCACATGAGTCAGAAACTAGCACTGTCGCTAGATTCAGGTAAGTTCACTGAGTTCTACGAATGGCTTCGTAACGCGGGGGTATCTGAAGAAGAGATTGACGCGTTCGCCTCTTTGGATGGTGAAGAAACGCGTGAATTTATTGACTCTTGGAGTGACGGACAGGTGGCTACCCTCCCAAAATCATAGCCACGGTTGAGCTGTATAACTCGCACCCGGAAGCGGTTATAGCAGAGCTAACCCCGGCGGGTATCCAGTGGCATAACATCGGTGAGACGCACACGTGGGATGAAGTCATTTCGGTTCTCACGTGTGCGCCGCCTTGGGGGCCTATCCAGCGCGCCATGAACCCTAAGACCTGGATTTGGGGCGTTCCTGGTTATGACGAATTGGTTACTATCGTTGAGCTTTTAGCTACAGGCAATGTACAGCGCGGCAACGCATCGGGTGCTAAGCGCTCAGATTTCCCGCAACGGATACGCCGTCCATATGATGAACGGGATGTTGTGGAAAAGAAGACCGTGGGTAAAGCGGAAGATGCACGTGTTGCGGCGGCTATTGTCAATGAGCATACCGGCGTTGATTTCGCGTCTGTTTTGACTCGATAACTTGAGAGAGGGTGTATTGTGGGTGCTACTGTTGAACTAGCTACCGCCTATATCACGCTTGCGGCGGAAACGCGCGGGCTATCGAAACAGATAGCCTCTGAATTGCGGGCTAGTGAACGGTACGCATCTACCACAGGCCGTAATATCGGTGATAATATCCGACAGGGTATTGCGTCTCGCAAACCTGAAGCGGATATTACCGGGCTTCATGAAAAGGTAGAGTCTTCTCAAAAGAAGCTCGCAGCAGCAACAGATAAGGCTTCGCGCGACCGCGCAGCCGCCGCCCGGCGTGTTGAGATAGCAGAGGCTCGACTCTTTGAGGTCAAGCAGAAAGATAACGCTACTGAGTCTCAAGTACTCGCAGCGCAAGACCGCCTAACCACGGCGCGCGCTCGGTATACTGAGGTTTCACGGCGCGGGGTCTCGCAGATTATCGCTCATAACGAAGCGCTCAAATCTGCACAGGCGAACCTCAACGCGGCAACGCAGAGCGCCAATAGCGCCCTGTTCGCCCCGGCGAATAACGCCGTATCAACCGTTCGCCGTATGGTTGCTGAGACTGGCAACGCGGGCGGCGTGTTCTCACGTTTCGGCAACCTAGCCCGTAGTGCTTATGACGGCGTGGCTAGCGGTGCGACTCGAACAGCTAACGTTACTCGCGGCGCATTTAGTGGTGTGGGTGATGTTGCGTCGAACCTGTTCCGTGGACGCTTTTCAGAGGCGTTTAGCACGGTAGCAACCGGCGCGCGAAACACCGCATCTAATATGGCGGGGTCTTTCAGCTCTGGAGCTTCTCGCATCTGGCATTCTCTCACCGGCGCGTTTCGCGGTACATCTGAAGCAGCGGGTGCAGAGGGTGCGGCGGCATCTAGCCGATTCTCGGGTGGATTCCGTGGGATTCGAGAACGTATTTCTAGCCATTTGCACGGCTCTTTCTCTAGTGCTACTGGGAGCGCGGAGGAAGGCGGCCGCCGGGCGGGTACCGGATTCGGTAACGCTTTCAAGTCGGCGGTTACAGGCATTCTCGCTTATGTAGGTATCCAGCAGATTACCGCGCTTACCTCGAATTTCATTAAAGAGGCGGGCGACCTCGAACAGTCGCTCGGCGCTGTTGATGCGGTCTTCAAGGATTCCGCCGGGCAGATGCACGAATGGGCTAAGACCGCTGCAACCTCTGTGGGTATATCCCGCAATGAGTATAATCAATTTGCCTCCGTGCTCGGTTCTATGCTCAAAAACGCCGGTACGCCTATGGAGCAGCTAGGCGACAAGACCAATAAACTTATTAGTCTTGGTGCAGACCTTGCATCTATGTATGGTGGCACGACGGCGGAAGCGATTGAAGCTATCAGTGCCGCGCTTCGCGGTGAGATGGACCCCATCGAACGATACGGCATTTCGCTAAACGACGCTATGCTTACTCAGGAAGGCTTACGTCTCGGTATCCAGAAAACCGGCGGGTCTTTTGACACTCAGCAGAAACAGTTAATCGTTCAGTCTCTGCTGTTCAAGCAGTCAGCAGACGCGCAGGGCAACTTTTATAGGGAAACTGACACTTATCAGCACAAGACACAGGTTCTTGCGGCGAAATGGGCAGACCTTTCAGCTTCTATCGGTGAACGGTTCCTACCCTCAGCGGGTGCAGCGGCGGAATGGGTAACCAATTCCGGGCTACCTGCGTTCGAGCAGCTGGCAAATGGTCTCGCTAACGTTTCTCAATTCCTCGGTAGCACGATTCAGTATTGGGGGCCGTTCGTAGCTGGTATGGCCGCTGTGCTTGTACCCGCCGGGTTAGTAGCAGCCGCGATATGGGCAGGGACGACGGCGGTAAGTGCATTAGCCGCCGCTTTCACCGCGTTAGGTGTTGCGGAGGGCGTAGCCCTATGGCCTATCTACGCTATCGTTGCAGGTCTAGCCGTTCTTGTAGGCGGTTTGGTTGCCGCGTACACTAATATTGGTTGGTTCCGTGACTTAGTAAACGGAGCGTTCCAAGGTATACAGTTTGTCGCCGGTATCGTCTGGCAAGCTGTTCTAGATGCAGTAAACGCCTTCGTTACTTGGTGGCAAGCCTACGCTCAACCCATCATAGACCAGGGTATTCAAGCTATACAGTTTGGCATGATGTGGCTGTGGCAAAACGTCATGATTCCTGCATGGCAGGGTATCCAGACGGTCATACAGTGGGCGTGGGAGAATATTATTCAGCCCATCTTCACGGCCATAAATGATGTGGTTACGCATCTGCTCGCACCGGTCTTTGTGTGGCTGTGGCAGACGATTATCACGCCGGTCTGGCAGGGTATCGTGAACGTCGTTACCTGGGCATGGACTACTATTCTGCAACCCATGTTCCAGGGCATTTGGGCATTTATTACGGATATTCTCGCACCCGTCTTTGTGTGGCTGTGGCAGAATATTATAACCCCGGCGTGGCAAGGCATTAGCGCGGTTATCGGCTTCGTTTGGAATAACGTCGTCAAACCGATATTCGACGCTATCGTTTGGGTGCTGCAAAACATTGTAGGCCCCGTGTTTACATGGCTCTGGAATGAGATTGTCACCCCGGCGTTCAATGGCATTCGCATCATCATTGAAATTGTCTGGAACGTCATTCGCGTTATTTTCGACGCTATCTATCACGTCTTGAAAGATGTGCTTGGGCCAGCGTTTTCCTGGTTGTGGGAGAACATCGTCAAACCAGTCTTCAACTGGATAGGCGACCACATCGGCAAGACAATGGGGTGGATAAAGGATAACGTCCTAAGCCCCTTAGGTCATTGGCTACAGAACGATTTCGCTAATGCATGGAGCAAGACCGTTGAGATAATCGGTCAAGCGTGGGATACCCTCAAGAAGGTTGTGGGTACACCCGTCAAGTGGGTCGTAGACACGGTTATCAACGGCGCGTTGATTGACGGCTATAACAGCCTAAATGACGTATGGAGTGGTGCAGATATTCCCCGTATCAACACGGGCGGCATTCCGTCGTTTGACGTTGGCGGTTATACCGGCCCCGGCGGGAAATATCAACCCGCCGGTATCGTTCACGCAGATGAGTTTGTCATTCGTAAGGAGTCCCGCGCTCGGTTTGAGCGTGAGAACCCCGGCGTGTTGGATTATCTCAACAAGCATGGTAGGATTCCCGGCTTCGCTAACGGCGGGCGCGTACCGGGCTTTGCAGACGGTGGATGGGTACCATCTGATAAGGTCAAGGACGCTATCAAGAGGCAAAATAGTTCTCTTGATGCGCGCGCCGGTAAGGCTGTGGATGATGCTGTGGATTGGGGATTTGACCGCGTCAAAGACGCGATTCTTATTCCTGTTGATACGGCGGCTAATCTCGCTAAAGAGAAGTTCGCGGGTAATGAATTTGTTGTTGGCGCGGTTGGTTTGGCTCAAAAGTCAGCACACGATATAGCGGATTTTGCGAAAGAGAAGATAAAGTCTTTCGTGCCTAAGTTCAACCCCGGCGCGGGCGTTGAGCAATGGCGGCCAACGGTTGAGCAAGCTCTACACATTGCGGGTCTACCCGTCACGCCGGATTACATAAACGCTTGGTTGTCTCAGATTCAGTCTGAGTCCGGTGGTGACCCCGGCGTGACTCAGAACGGCTACGTTGATATAAACACGATTACGGGCGACCTCGCACAGGGTCTTGTTCAGGTTATCGGCTCTACGTTCGCGGCTTACCGCGACCCGTCGTTGCCGAATGACCGCCGCCACCCGCTCGCTAACCTAGTTGCAGGTATGCGTTACGCTACCGCGCGTTATGGTTTCGGTGGGCAGCTTGGTGTTATCGGACATGGGCACGGCTATGCAGACGGCGGTAGGGTTACCCCAGCGCTTTATGATAAGGGCGGGGTAATCCGTCGCGGTGTGCAGGTTATCGACCATCAACGCAAAGACCCTGACTATGTTCTTACTACGAAACAGTGGGAGAACATGTACAAGATAGCTGAGAATACAAGTAAACAGGTAAACAACGGCATCACCATTGGCACCGTCCAAGGCTACACGGCTGAAGAAGTCGCCATGGAGATTGAACGCCGCCGTAGGCAGGAAGAAGCACTAGTTTATGGCTAATAAAGCGCCTGTGGTTCGACTTATCGACCCTACGAATGCGGAAGAACCGGTTTACTTGCTATCGACAGGCCGAAGCGCTTTCACCCTTCTTGAAGGGGTGGAAGGCTTCGGCTTGCCAGAGTTCGAGTATAAGTTAGCTGATAGCCCTGATGGTGTTGGCTCGGTTATGCAGGGGCAACGCGTGAAAGAGCGCGAAATTTACTTGCCCCTGCATATCCAGGGCAAAGACCAAGAAGAGGTTATGCGGCGCTGGGGGCGACTGCAACGCATCACTAACCCCGGCATGGGTGGCTGTATTCTGGAAATAACACCTGAGAATCGCGCGCCCCGTACTATCCCTGTCCTATATAAGGAAGGGCTGCAGGGTAACTTTGGGTCTTCATATCGCAAGATTTGGTACACAATGGGTTTGAAGTTACTAGCGCTAAATCCTTATTGGTCTGGTAGTACACAGACTCTTGTGTGGAAAACACAGACTAACTCTAAGCCGTTTATTAGTGGTGGTGCACAGGTGAAGACACATAAGTTCTTCCCTGTTATCCTGGATGCTTCCGCCGTGGCTACAGGTAAGCGTATTCAAATCAATTCAGACCGCCCGGTTTACCCCATATGGTCTATGACCGGGCCTATTACTGATTTGAAGATTCAGGATGCTACCGGTAGGCAGTTAGGTTTTTCGGGGCAAATCGCGCCGGGCGACACACTGACTATCGACACTAGCACCTACGGCTTGTCGTATGTTCGCGGAGGCGCTATTCAAGCCTCGGATGACTCGCTCTATTCACGGCTTGGTGATAATTCAGAAATGTTCACTTTACCGCCGGGTGAGTCAGCTATTCGAGTCACCGGCGCGGGCATGACCGCTCAGTCACGTATTGAGCTATCGTATACACCGCTGTACCTATCTGGTTATGAGGGGGCGTAATGCTTACTACCAACCTACGCGACCCTAATAAGAATGGGTCTCGGTTGATTCGGTTCACAAAGCTATCGGCTGTGTTTCGACTCAACACGCCTACCACCTTCACAGGTACTCTAGACCCGTCGTCTACACCATTTTTTGACCGCATCGCCCCCGGCTGGGGTGTGATAGCGCGTGATGACGGGGTTCAGTTTGGTGGCGACCTTACGAAGATTCATCGCAAGAACGATAAGGGCATTCCCACCTGGGAGCTAACCGGCGTAGGCGATTTGCAGGTTCTTGCAGACCGGCTTACATACCCTAACCCGGCTAAACGTGAGAACGAACAAGATGTATCGCACTATCGTGATAAAGCCCCGGCGGGGTTAGTGCTGTATAAGCTCATTGAGCTAAATGCCGGTTCGAGGGCGCTACCTGAGCGGCGCGCCCTCGGTATGGAGACAAAGTTCGTCAACGCGGGTAGTGAAGTATCCGTTGAGACGCGTCTCAAGTCCCTGCTCGAAACATGTCAGACTCTAGCGGCGGCGGGCAATATGGTTATCGAAGCCTACCCGCAACCGAAGGGGTATCTTATAGTTGTTCGCCCGCCTACCGTTCGCGCTAAGTCCGTTGTATTCACTCAACAGGGCGGCGAAGTTCTCGGGTGGGAGCTAACGAACAGCGCCCCTACTGCTACTACCGTCGTTGTTGGCGGGCAGGGTGAAGGCGCGTCTCGAACCCTTGAGACGCGTACCCGTCCGAATACGTGGGGGCGGCGTATTGAGGTATTCAAAGACCGGCGCGACACGGATGAAGCGGCGGACTTGGAGAAAGCCGCGAACGAAGAGCTAGACAAGGGCGAATCACAGCAAACGCTCAAACTCGATTTTCGAGAGACTGAACGACTCAAGTTCGGTGTGAATTTCCAAATCGGAGATACGGTTACCGCCGTCTTAGCGCCCGGCTTGCAAGCGACGCTACCAGTTACCCAAGCAAAAGTCGAATGGGACGGGTACCAGAACCGTTCTGTATCGCTAACTCTTGGTTCAGTAGACGATAACTTGCGTGATGTGCGAATGCGCAAGCTCTTTAACGACATTTCGCACATCTCAACGATTTAGGAGACAAGGCTATGGCAGGTGAAGCACAGGTTAGCTTTCCTAAGGTGAACGCGCCTTTGACCGCTGAGGAATGGTCATCTGTAACGCTCGGTATCGGTAACGGTACGCTGGATGAAGGTACGGGTAACTACCGAATTACCTTTGACGATGCGCTAGATCAATGTGTTGTCTCGCCCCCGGCGGGCAGCGGGTACGCTCATGCTATCGTCGCTGGATTTTACCACCACCTCTACCAGCCGGTTAGGTTGCCTTTGCCACCGGTAACACAGAAAACCACCTACATTGTGGCTTTGACGTTTGACCCTACGAAGGCAGAGACTACCCCCGTTGCACTTACCGTTCACAAGAACAATCTGGATAACACCGGCGGGAAAAAGCACGTCGTTCTGGTTGAAGTAGACCGCCAACCCTCGCAGGTACTTTCACAAGCTACGAAGCGCGGCTATGCTCAACGTATTGCGCCAATGATTGACATGCAGGATTCGGCTACCCTGCCACCGGCTAATCAGCAGGTGTTCGGGTCCATGGCGTATGTCAATCGTGACCGCGCGCTTTACCGCGTATCGTTGAACGGAGCAAATCAAGGCGCGGCGTGGTCTCACGTTCTCGGAACTAAAACGGTCAAACCCCTGTCTATGGGCGGCTGGGATATTTCGACTCAATCCCCGAACCAGTACGGCATCAACGTAACACCTACACCTGAGGGCTTCAAAGCTGAGTGCTCGTTCAACTATATACGTTCTGCATTCAGTTATAACGTTGGCGGGTCTTGGAGCGTGCTAGGCACCTTCATTCCACCGGAATTGCGTACTGTACAGTACGCAGAGTCCATGTTTCCATGCGTCTACCTTTCTGGTGCTTCCATTCGCCAACTCGTAGCCCGTGTATCGTTTTTTGACGGTACCTTATCCCTCATAAACCCTTTTGGTGGAACCGTGGAAATGACACAGGGCGGGCAGTTGAACGTACCAGCGGTCATGTGGACGGCCAATAAACTCTATACAGTAGACGCATAGGAGACGTATTTATGGCGCTAACAGTTAAAAGCTCGCTACGGTGGGGAGATTTGACGGGAAACGTTCGCGCGGTTCCTGTAACCACCCCGGCGGGCGCAAAGGTTGAAGACGTATCGAAGCTCATTACGCGCGGCGTTTTTGAAGACCTCGTTTTGAACGGTTCAGAGAGCGGGCCGGTCAAGTACGCTCTGATACCGTACCTTTACGACCATGACGGCATTTTGCGTTTGGACGGGCAGGTGTACGAAGCCACCGTGAAGCCCGGCGCGAATGAGACGGTATCGCTAGACAATTTGCCTTATTTCTACAATGCGCAGCGCGCTAAGGTGACTACGGGTACTTTCGCTCTCGCTTCTATAGTTGCAGGTGGTGACCATAAACTTATCACGCCGGTTCCTGCACCTGCACCGCCTACCCCGCCGGTGGTTGCACCCCCTGCAGTTACACCTTCGCCGGTTCCCGAAATTGCAGCTGAACCAGCAGAGGAAGCTATACCGGGTGCAGACCCTACGGGAAAAACAGACTCAACCGCCGCTATACAGGCGGCTATTGACGAAACCGCGCAGCACACACACGGCGGTGAA